AATAGGAGTAAATAACTATGGCAAATGTAAACGCCCCTCAAGGTTTTATACCTTTGAGACACTTAACAGGTGGAGTTATCAGACCTCAAGAATACTCTATTGCAAACTCGTATGCTGCTAATTTAGCATCAGGTGACTTAGTAACTATGACAACTGATGGTACTATTATTAGAGGAACAGCAGGCGGAACTGCTTTAGGTGTATTCTACGGAGTACAATACGAAGATAACTCTACAGGAGATGTCAAGTTCTCCAAAGTTTGGAACACAGGTACTACTGTGAAAGCAAATACTGCTATAAAAGCATTAGTATATGATGATCCAAACATCACTTATAAAGTACAATGTAACGGTACATTCGCAAATGCTAACGTAGGTGAGTTAGCAAACGTGACTATCGGAACATTTAATTCTACTTTCGGTTATTCAACAGACGAATTAGACATTAGTACACTAGCTACTACTGCTAAAGTCTTGAGAATATTAAGATTGATAGATGAACCAAACAACGCAGTCGGTGCTGATGCAGATGTAGAAGTTGTAATTAACTTACACTTATACGGAACTCGTCAGGCTGGCGTATAAGGAGATTGAACTATGGCACTAAATAGAGCACTATTTACCAAACAGCTCAATCTAGGTTTAAATACCGTGTTTGGTATGGAATATGATAGATATCCAGAACAATGGAGAGCTATATATTCTGTTGAGCAATCACAAAAAGCATTTGAAGAAGATGTACAAAACATCGGCTTCGGTGCTGCACCAACGAAAGCTGAAGGTGCTGCAATATCTTATGAATCTGGCAGAGAAGGCTATGTATCAAGATATGTACATGAAACAATTGCTTTAGCATTTTCTATAACAGAAGAAGCTGAAGAAGATGGATTGTACGGATCATTAGGTGCAAGATATGCTAGAGCTTTAGCAAGATCAATGCAACACACTAAAGAAATCAAAGGTGCAAACATCCTTAACAATGCAACTACTTCTACAGTAGGTGGCGATGGTGTTACTTTATTGAACACTGCTCACCCACTAGGAGGTGGTGGAACTGCTTCTAACACTCTTGGAACAGCTGCAGATTTATCAGAAACTTCATTAGAAGATTTATTGATTCAAATCTCAACTACAGAAGATGACAGAAACATTCCAATAGCATTAACTGGACAAAAACTAATCGTTCCACCTCAATTGGTGTTTATCGCAGAGAGAGTTCTTAAATCTAATTTAAGACCAGGAACTGCTGATAACGATATCAATGCAATGAGAAATATGGGTATGATCCCTGGCGGTGTAGTCGTAAATCAAAGACTTACTGATCCAGATCAATACTTCATTATGACTGATTGTCCTGATGGAATGAAACACTTTGTAAGAGCACCAATCAAGAAAGCTGTTGAAGGCGATTTTGAAACTGGTAATCTAAGATACAAAGTTAGAGAAAGATACTCATTCGGTTTTACAGACTGGAGAGCCATCTTTGGTTCAGAAGGAGCTAACTAATAATAAAACTGTACTAGGCGTAGCAATACGCCTAGTATTAACCCAACGACTGCGAAAGCAGACTACTAAGGAGGTAGACTATGGGAACAACTACATTTTCGGGTCCGATAAAAGCGGGAACGATAAGAGAAACAACTGGTACAACGCTTGGAGCTAATGTTGTAAATACTGGTTTTGTTGTAATGGCACAATCTGCTAAAATCGACATTACTGGTGCTTCACACTTAAACCAAGTTTGCGGGACTATTCCTGCTAATTCACAAATAGTAGATGTTATATTAAATGTAACAACTGTTAATAATGATACAAATGCTGCAACAGTTATTGTTGGAACAGCAGATGATGGAAATGCTTTTATTCCATCTACAAGTGTTAAATCATTAGGAACTACTAGAGGTACTTTAGACACTGAAGCTACAAATATTGGTACAACTGATATTCAAGTTTTAGCTGATTTTACAGGTACTGATGGTGATGGTACAACTGGTAATGCAACTGTTACTGTTATGTATATGCAGAACAATAGTATTGCTGATGCAGGAGATGTTCCAGCATAATAATTGATTAGAGGGGCTTCGGCCCCTCTTAAAAGGAGATTTATGTTTGAAAAATTAAAAGCATTAGGAGAAGCTCTTAGAAATGCTGAAGAAGAAAAAGAAGAAGAAACTTCAGCAGAAAAATTACTTAAATTTCAACAAGCAGAAGAAGAATATAAGCCTACAGAAGAACAAATTAAATTAGGAGAAACTGAAGATATACCAGGTCAAACAGTTTCTGCTGAAGAAACAATTATTCAAGAAGCAAAAGAAAAAGATAAAAAAGATGATTTAGATGATAAAATAGATAGAATTCGAAAAGTTATAAGTAATTTTGAAGAAGATTCACAACCAACAGTTATCAAAACTAAAATGGATATGACTCCAGTTACTGATATCAATCTAAAACCTATGGATATGGGTTCTTTAAAACAAAAAGAATATTTACAAAGTTTAATAGCACAACCTAGTAGTCAAAGAGACAGAGTTAGTCTATTATATGATGAATTAAAAAAGTTTAATTTAATATAGGAGGAAATATGGCAGGATCAGATATATCGGCAAATAGCGTAACAACTACAGGTTCAAATGTTGTAGCTTTTGGTGGACCTACAAGACTAAAAGGTTTTATAATTACACCATCAGCTAATGCAGGAACTGTAACTTTTGTAGATGACGCAACAACTAAATTTGTAGTAACAACAGGTGCTAGTGCTGATAGCGGACCTATTAATATCTCTTTACCAGATGAAGGTGTAAAATTTGGTACAAATTTAGGTGTTAATATTTCTGCAAATGGAGCTAGTGGCGTAACAGTATTTTTTGCATAATGGCTACTTCAAATACAGCTACATTTAACATTACAGTTAATGATGTTATTCAAGAAGCATATGATAGAATTGGAGGAGATCCTATTCTAGGATATGACGTGCGTTCAGCACGAAGAAGTATGAATATTATGTTTAGTGATTGGGCTAACAGAGGTTATAATCAATGGACAGTTGAATTAAAAAATGAAGCTCTATCTACTGGAACTACAGATTACACTTTAGATTATGATACTGTTGATATTATAAATGCAAATATTGTTGATAGCGATGGTGTTGAATATTCTATGACACGTTTAGGTGTAAATGATTATGCTGCAATTTCTAATAAAACTACACAATCACGACCTACACAATTTTATTTACAAAGATTAAGCACACCTGTAGTTAAAATTTATCCTGCACCAGATCAAGCGTATACACTTAGATATTATAGAATGAGAAAAATACAAGATATTACTGCTTCTACTGTAGATGGTGTTCAACAAAATGTTGATGTGCCATTTAGAGCTTTTGAGTGTATGTGTGCAGGGCTTGCATATTATCTTTCTAAAAAAAGAACAAGTATTCCACAAGCAACAAGAGCTGAATTAAAATTAGATTATGAACAAGCATATGAAAGATTAATAGCAGGAGATGACTCACCATCTACTAGAATATTACCTAGTACGAGTTATTATAATTAATGCCTAGATACGCAGATAGAGGGAGAAGACCACATAGAGCACCAAGCAGTAAATTTGCTACTGGTAAAAATGTATCTGCCATATCAGATAGATCAGGATTAGCTTATCCATATACAGAAATGGTTTTTGAATGGAATGGTTCATTAGTACATAATTCAGAATTTGAACCAAAACAACCACAATTAGATTTAACATATTATACTGATGCACAATCTTTACAATACGCACGACCACAAGCAAATTTATCTTCTACAGGAGGAGTTCCAGATCAAATAGATTTAATTTTTCCTCCTACATCTGGTAATGTTTCAAATAATGGAATTACTTCCGCAAGCACAAATTTGTTATCAAGTGCGCTAGGAAATGTTACAGTATCTACATCATGAAAAATAAAAAATTAGGTGTAATGATCGCAACACCTTGTTATGGCGGTCTGTTATCGGAGGGATATTTACATGGAGTTTTAAGTGGTATTCAAGCTGCTAATAAATATAATTATCAAATGCATTTAAATACTATGGGTAATGAAAGTTTAATTACAAGAGCACGAAATACTTTAGTTACACAATTTTTAGATATAGATAAAAAAGACCCTGATAAATTTACACATTTATTATTTGTTGATGCTGATATAGGATTTAATGGAGAACATGTACATAGATTAATTACTCAAGATTATGATATTTCTTGTGGAATATATCCTCGTAAATCAATTGATTGGAATGAAGTTGACAGATATGTAAAAGAAGGCGATACTAAAAATTTAGAACAAAAAGCATTAGGTTATAATTTAAATTTTGCAAATCCAGGTAGTCTTAAAATGGTGAATGGTTTTGTAGAAGTATTAGACGCTGCTACAGGTTT